CAAACAATATTCAGTTTCTTTTAAATTGCCATCAAGATAGTTATTTGCAAAGTTATTAAAGCGACGAATCCAATCTTTCTTCAATGCAGTTTGAGTAGACTCTACTGATAGATCTTCACCCATACCTTGAGCAGTAGAACATGCAGTCCAAAGATTATCAAACGCATTAAGCGCATCAACAACTAAGCCACTCGCAAAGATGGCAGCCGTACCGTATTTATCAACCATAGTATTTGCATCGATAACTCCGGTATTTGGAGCTTGGTTAAAGTCTTTGTCACCCATTGCAGATAAGAATGAAATACCTGCAAAGCTACGACGATTATTAAATACATAGTTTTCGACTTCATCCCAATCTTTTACAATAATCGTGTTTGATACGTTATGGCGAACGCCTTTATCTGCACATAACTCTTCGTTTGTGCCAGCATTTACCCAATGCTCTTGAGCTAGTTTTACTTTTTCAAGATGGTCTACTCCGATCAAATCATCTTTTAGAATTGAATCTTCTTTTGGCAGAATAGGGAATGATACAACTACATCTGTACCACCTGCTGACCAAACCGATTCTTCAACCATGTGTGGATTTGTTTTTTGAATTGCCTGAGTTACCTCAGATTCTTTATTCATCTGAACATTACGAATATACATATTAGAATGCTCAGCGTGAATACCACTAGCAGTTTGCAATAAAACCGAAGCATTACCCGATGGCTTAACACAAGTCGTTCTAGCCGCTGGGTTGATTCCAATAACTTCTGCAACTTCTCTGTTTGTTTGTCTGACAATATTTGCGCCTTCCTCCAGAATTTCTGGACTAAATAAAATGTCAGGATTATTCATCCATCCTGTGATAGAAACACCTAATAATGCTTCACGATCAAAGATTGCTTTTGTTGTGTCTGGTAAGAATTTAAAGTCTGTGTATCCTGCCTGGAGTGTACCAAGGATCGCACCAGCGCGACACGCAGTAAAGAAATCTTCTTTAGTTACACATTTACCGCCATTAATCTCTGTAAGATTACATCCTTGCCAACCAGATACCCCATCAATTTGTGGGAACATTCCAATCTCAACACATGGATTTGTTGTATGTTCTGTTGATTCTACAAACACAAAACCAGGTTCACCAAACTCTTTTACTTTTTTCATGATTCGACCAAACTGCTCTTCAGTAGTTTCATCGCGTACAATTACAGCAGAGTTGTTTGAACGTCCACGTTGTGGATTATCTACAAACCAATTACCAGTTTTTGCACTCATCATTTCTTCATCATCTGGTGAGAACAAGCAAATAGTTGCTGAACGACGTACACCGCCCGAAAGAACAGCATCAGCTTCATGCATACAAATATCATATACATTAATTGGACGTAAAGCTACTGGCTCTTTTGTATCAATTACAATATCTTGTAATAGATGTTCAATTTTATCTAGAGCACGACGTAGTCCATCTGGACCTGGTGCTTTAAACCCACCAGAAATCTTTGCTCCCTTTGGACGAATATTTGATAGGTCGAAATACACGCGGCGGCCAGCATAGTCAGGATATTTGCCTCCATCTGTAAAATAAGAAGACATAAGAATATCAACAGCTGTTGCCCATCCTTCAATATCATCAGTAACTACATGAGTCTTTGCCGGTTTAGTACGAGCTGTTACTTTAGGTAATTTAGCAATATGATGTTCTTGTACAGAAAATCCTGCACCAGCTCCACATAATAGGATATAGAAAATTTCACCAAAGAATGCTGCACGATCTGCATATGAAGAAGTGCAATTGTACATTCTCATTTGATGTTTTAGCAACTGTTCTCCACCAAACTGAAGGGCTCGTTGCGCTCCTAAAACTCTTTGCTCTTTATAGGCTTTTCTAGCTTCTTCTAAATATGGAATCAATCCATTCGCTTTTTCTTTGTATTGGTTAGCGTGCATTTCGATCACTCGATCTACAGCTTCCTCCCAGGTTTCATATCTTTCATTTTCGTCGTTAAAGCGTGAGTAACTATCGTAGAATTTTGTTTCGGACAAAAGTCTACGTGTGTCAACAGAAGCTGTTGCCATATTGCAATTTCCTTATATAAATGATTTTTTTCTTGTGGTATTATATATCAAAACCACGTCTTTGTAAATAGCAATATCTGCTATATTTTATATAAAAACGGCTAGATATTGTAAAAAGAATTAAATTTTTTTATTTGTCCATATTAGAAATTTGTGTCTCGTAATAGGCAATAATTTCTTTTTGCTGTAGGATATATCTACGTATATCGGCTATACCAAGTGATAAGTTTTCATATCCCTTTGGCGTAATAGCCATAAAAGCGGCAACACCACCGGCTTCTTTTATTCTTTCAATTGATTCTTCTAGATTATCTTCGTTAATAACAAACCATTGAACATCTGGCATATCAACAGGTTTAGGTGCAGCTTGAAGAGGAATGTTTGGATAAACAAATTCCTTTTCAGTTACTACTACCGTCTCCGGCGTTTTCGTGCACGCTGTCAGTATCAATGCTAGGAGTGGTATCAGATAATATATTTTCGATGAGTCTTTCAACGCCACGATTAATTCTCCGTTCAAGATCAGCAGGATCTTCTAACGCTTCTCTTGTAATATCAATTTCAGTAAATCTTTTTCTAAGCCTATCAAGTCCGGCTTCTGACTTTTGTAATGCTTCTTGTAATTCTACAATTTGCAACGCATTAGCATCTGCTTCGTCTTGTAAAGTTTGTACAGTGTTTTCTAAAGTTTCAGCGGCTCCTTTAAGTAATACATTGTTTTCTTTTAGTTGTGCTAATTCAGCCTGAGTGTTTTGATAATACCAATATGCTGTATAACCAATTCCACCAAATGTAGCCATCAAAAAGAAAAACAAATATACTCTAAGCATCTGAATCTACGTACGTCCTAAACCTTTTTAATACGCGAGGCATTTTATCTTTGCGTCTACGTTTATCTATAACAACAGTTCCTGTAGGATTATCTCCAGCACCTACAACAGAAGCAGTAGTGGTACCGCCCATATCTTCTTGAGCTTTACGAATAGCATCGGGAGTTGGTGCACCCTTCTCGCCTTTTTTTCTCATGCGTTCGCCTCTGCGACGTTTAGCATGAATATTTGCCCATAGTCCAGCGTTTTCATCTAACTTGTCCATAACAAGCTCCTTTGCATATGCTTTACCGCGAACAGTATTATCCCAAACCCATTCACGTCTACGAGCGTCCCATACCATAATTTTGAACTCACCTTTGTGACGTTCGTTATGGTCTAATGCCTTTTCGATTTTATACTTTGTACCTTTGATGGTGATTTCAATTTCACCATTAGGTCCTGCACGTTTCCATCTTGGTGCTGCAGCTTCGACAATACTCTCACAAGTGCATGGTTCGTTATTGCAAACTCCGCAAACCCAATCCGTCATCTAATTAACTCCATTGATGAGATATAAACTTTTTGATTTGTATTTACATGGATTGCTTCGTAAATATCAATACCTAACACATCACCAATAGGGTAGCAATCTTCTAAAACTCTTACTTGATCTTTTGGCTTTACCATTTCTTCAAACGTAGAGTTTAACATCTTTGCTCCTTGAACTCTATACATTCCAGGAGAAAGCATTTTGTCTTCTAGTAAGAACCAAGTATTCGATTCATTAAGAAAATCTAATGGATCTAAACCTAATTCTTTAATAACCTTTTCGACAGATTGATCAGACATGCTGCCATGTTCTTTAATAAGATATAGAGCAGAAGCATATGAACCGATCTTACCGCCAGGTATTAATTTTTTAATATTATAAACTAATCGATGAAAAGGAGTGTAAACATTTTTCTCTTCGGGAGTTTCAGCCTTCCGAAGTTTTTTGCCTTTTGCATCTATTAGTCCCATTTTAAAAGCTTCAGTGCTTTCAAATGGTGTTACAAGCAACTTAAGAAATCTAAACGTATAAACTAGATCAGCTGCTCTTTTAACAATTCCCATTAAATTGTCCTCAATACTTCAATAACTCGTTCGTCCATGTCATATTCTGTATATTGTGTATTTTCAATATATCTTAAAAAAATCAAAAACGGTTTTATAATTGGCCAGTGGCCTGGATTTAATTTTAGTTCTAATATTTTACATCCAGCTTCAATACCAAACATATTAAAAATTACAATAAGATGATTAAGTATTAATCTCTCAGATAATTCACCATGTGTAATATATCGATTCACTAATCTTTTGAGATATTTAAATCTCTTAAGATCTTCATAAAAATCCTCCGAACTTGCGCCCAGAGGATTATAATAATTCTTAGCCGCATATAGAAGTAAATTATCCTCGGTTACTTCATCAAATTCCATAATTTAAATCTCTAAATAAGTTATAATCACACTTATTTATTAACGCCCAAGGATGCCTTTCATTCTTTCTACTAATGTAGTTTTTGTTTTTCTGCGATCTAATTCTACACCATGCTCACGACCAAGAGCCTCTAGTTCTACTTTAGTCATATCTTCAAGAGAAGTATTATTTGCTGGTGCTTCATTTAATTGTACAACTTCTTCTGTCACTTCTTTTTCTCCACATGTACATGGATCGCAATCACAATCAACACAATTGCAATTTGTGCCATTCATGTACTCATCAATTTGTGCTTGTGTAAATTTCTTTGGTAAAAGAATTTCATTACGATCTGGATGTTTCCATCCTTTTTCTGTGGGTACACCACCCTGTGATGCAACCCAAGCTGGTGCTTTAATTGCTGCCACTTGTCACTGCTCCTTGTACTGGGTTTACGATTTTTTTATCGCCTTTTTGTTGATCATTTGGACGAGCCTGACCATTTGGTCCTTTACGTCCAGCATCTGCTGCATCCTGATGACCTTTTGCTTCAGTATCATTTACTTCAGGCTTATGATCAGCTTTCATCTTTTTTGCAGTAGGTGAATCTTTTGAATCCATTTCTTCTGGAGGTGTAGCGCCAGCAGTATGAGACTTTTTCTCCATAATGCGGGCGTACACTGGCCAACGAGTTGACTCAGTTTTTTCCATATTTGCTCCTACATTTCCTTTATCAGTATCTGTTTCCTGACGTGGCTTTACTTCAGCTTTATCTTTTTTCTTTTTATTACGTAAAGCTGCAAAGTCTTTAGCATCAATGTCACCATCTTTATCATGGTCTAGTTTATGCTGATCACCTTTTAAAGCTTCGTTAGCATCTTTCTTCGGAATCTCAAAAGGTGCTTTAGGCAGAGTTACTGCTGCTTTACCTTTTTCAGATGATTGTGAAGCCTTAGCAAGTTTTTTTGCTAATGCTGCTTTTGAACTTTCTTGGACCTGTTGCAGAGCTTGGCCCATATTTTTAATGTCTTGTGTTTTCATTTTACTTTCCTTACATCCATAGTTGGGCTGCAATAGATCCTGCTACGGCCACAATAGCGACCCAGAATAATCTATTAATAGTTGTCACTGTTACGTGGTTAGCCTGCACCACCTTTTCTACATCATCTAATTTAGCTGACAAACGATTGACTCGTTCGTACATCATAAGTTGATCTTCTTTTATTCCAGCAATTTTTTCTTCTGCCCTGGCCAACGCAACCATTGCTTCAGTTAAGCTGTCAAGTTTCTCCTCGATTCTATCGAGTCTTGTTTCCATATTCATTGTTAATTCTGGCTCCAAAGACAGTTGCTGTTTCATTTACCATTTCTCTTTATCTGCCCAGTACGCTGCGCTAGTTTTACCTTTTGCAATATTCTTTGCGTGACGTGCTTTAAAAGATTTGCGTCTTGCTTTCTGTTTATCTGATTCTCCTTTTTTAGGAGCTCCAGCTGTTGATACACCTTGTTGACCAAAGCGAATTGTTTTTACTTTATCTCCATCTTTAACCACAACAATATGTGATTTAGTTGGATGACCTGGTGTCCGTTTAGGTTTACTAAATCCAGATACACCGGCTCTTTTTAGAGCTGGGTGTTTTTCTTCATTTGCTTGCTGAATTCTCTTTTTATATGCTTGAACTCTTGCTTGTGTTTTAGCCCATTTACGTCTAGCAATATTTGTAGAACTATATGGATGATCTTTACCTAGCATAGCATCAGCTGCTGCAGTTTTTTGACTATCTGTTCTAGGTTTGTTTGCTTCCATAAAAACTTTAAACTTAATCATCATTATTACTCTTTAAATAATCTCTGACCGTATCGATATAATCAGTTGCTTTTGTAATTTTTGACTGCACCCATTCAGGCAAATTATCGTCATCACCCATCATATCATATAGTTCTTGCGCTGCATCCATCATAGTTTTAAGTTGAGTTTTTGCCATATCGCCTTCTTGGTCATATTCACCAGGATCTTTAGCTTCAACTATTCCACGAATATTTAAAAGATGTTCTCTTGTAGTAGTCATCGCTTCAACTCAATTATTATTACTGTATTTACGTCGGGCATCATGATGATGATTATCAAATTCGCGCTTACTATTCATCATATTTTCCTCAGCGGCCTTTAAAGCCATATGAGCATGGTGAAGTGCAGTAATATGCTCTGAATGTTTTTTAGCTGCAGCATGTAATGGTTTGTGCTTAGGATATTCCTTAAGTGTCTCTTTTACATGATCGTGCATATCATGAGTAGAGGCACCGGTGCCTCCTGTGCCGTGATATTGGCTCCATCTACCCGATTGTGATATTTTCACTTTTCTCTCTGAAGCACTTGGCTTCTTTATTTTATCCATATCTTCTTTTAATTGCAAAAAGGTTTTCATCATTGTCTCCCATACAATCTGTTTTTATCCATTTTATCCATGGCTTTATTTACGCCTTTTACTCGCTGTCTAGCTCCGACTACATCGCCTTTAGAAGCTTTTCTTGCGGCATCATCAGCAGCTTTACGTACATATTGGCCCATCTTTGCATTTGAGATCTCATCAACTTTATTTTCATCAAACTGACCACGTGTTGCGCGATCATAGGCTTTGTTTGCAGCTTGATATTTGTTCATATGCTTAATCATATCAGAATGAGATTTAGCATTTTTCATATCAGATCTTGCTTGCTTCATAAGATTCTTATGACGCTCTGCTGCTTTAGCCGCATATTTATTTTCTACAGTTACCGATTTATCTTTTCCAGAAGTAGCTGAAGAAGGTTTGACTTTAGAACGTCCTGTCATTTTATCGACATACATATCAGATCCTTTAGATCTTTTTGTCAATCTCTTTATAGCAGCCATGCCAGCTTTTTGATGTTTAGTACTTAAAGGTTGATCTAAAGCACCTTTTACTTTATCACGTTGTCTTTGAACATCTTTAGCAGCAGCTGAACCATATCTTGATAATTTATCAATTGAAATTTCACTGACGTCTTCTTTTTTACTACTATAACCTAAACCAAGAGATTTACGGAAATGTCTATTAGCAGCTCTATCTGCCATATCCTGACCTTTATTACGCTTACGCATAGTATTCAATTCATCAGAATGATCGGGTCTTTTGCCGTTTTTAGGTTGTGTTAGAATTTTACGAGTAGCTGAGTTACGTGCTCTATTACCACTTGCATCAGCTTTTTTTCTATAACTATCTAATGC